TTCCTATCAATACGAATTCTCCTAAGAAAGTCTTCAGCAATACTTTCCATCTTTGCCTTGGCTGCTTCAATCTTCACAAATTCACCGGATCCGGAAACATTATCCAGGAACATCATTTCAATATGTCGCCCTTTCGTCAAACTATCTTCATGCATAGGATAATTGCTTGTCAAAGATTCCATAGACACTACCGGATAATGAACAGTCTTTCCAGCATTCAGTTGCTCTTCTTTATCCAGGCGAACAAAATGTTTTCTGGTGTCGGAATGAAGGATTAGTGAATGCTTCCGGCATAAACCCTCAAAGTATAGGGTAAGATCATCGATCAAATTAATGTCTGCCATTTTTATTGTAGTTTTGAATACGTCTGTTTATTGTTCTAAAAGCCACAGTGCACGATATTTTCTTGTACTCTTCATAATGGATAACATCATCAGCAACCATAGCATCAAGAATTCCAACCCAATCCGGACCTTTCTTTGTTGGTTTCTTTTTTTCCTGAAGCTTTTTTCTGGATGGCCGGTTCTCCTCTTCAGTAAAACTAAAAAGATAAGGGAAAGCTTTGGCCAACCATTTTCGTATAAAAGTGTAATTTAGAAAAATGGCATGCAGAGTCCCTTTATCAATATGAGAAAGCATCTTCATAGATGATTCAAAATCGATCTCAGTAATTTTCTTTCCATACGGCAAATACAGCGCACATACAAATTTCTGAAGACGTTCATCCGAAGGATTGTTAGCATAATCAAAATAGAATGTATCAAAAAACATGAAGTGTTCCAGGTCAACATTATGTAGTTTCTTTTCCGGAGCAAAACGCAGCGTCCCAGGTATCCTTGACATGTAGAACCGGTCAATCATCGCCTTTGGATTAGAAACGAATTCAGCAATGTCAATAAGCTTATATTGCTCATACTTTCCAAGACTGGACACCATCAGACGCGACAGTCCAAAAAAACCACGAATAAAAGCTTCATCCGACATTGCAGAGCAACAAACATTTGAGCATACTCTAAACTGAGAAGCAGTAAGTTCCTCCCATTTATTTGGAGCACTTAGCGTTTTTTTGCGCTTCAGCCAACGGCCATATTCAATGACTACTGTTTTCATACCATGAAAGATTTTTTACCGGTATTATCTCGCTTGGGAAATTTAGAACCGGTGGAAATAATGACTTCAAAAGTTTTCTTCAAATAAGACTCAACTAGTTTCCAATATGAAATAGCATCGGATTCAGCTCTTGTAGCTTGCAAGACAAGTCTTTCATTCTCCACTGGTAGACTTGTCTCATATGAATTTTCATTTCCTTGCAGCGATGAAAAAAACAAGCCCTTGTCTGTCATACTTCCTGTTTCACTTATTGATCGATGTACAGCATAAAAAACCATTACCGGAATCAACTTATTTCGTAAAGTTTCATACTTTTCTTCTGGCGCTTCCTTTGCAAGTTCCAACATAAGATTAGTATAAATTTCGCCCATACGTGGAGCAAGATATGTATCCTCAATAATGCGGAAATGAGCTTTCAGGCGCAAGAATACCAACCGGCTTCCAGATATCGGATAAAACTTTTCTACTTCAGCAGTGGTACGGACAATTGATTTTTTAAAATCAGTATATAGACCTGAAGCCTTGAAAGCATCGTATGATGAAACATTTGCTTCCAAAAATCTGAGTAAATCATCCAGAGCATTGAATCCCTTGTTTTTCAAAGATGTACGTAGGCTTTGTTCCTGATATTTATAAAGCGTTTTATTTCCTTCACTTTCAACTCTTCTCATCCCGTTATCAGAAACAATAGTATTTAGTTCGTCATAGTCGTACCAAAAAGCCAAAAAAGCATTGGCACGCTGAGCAAGGAAAAGTAATCTGGAGTCTCGCTGTTCCGTATCCGGGATAACACCATCAACATCTTCCACTACTTCCGGATCAGGACCATGATCATAAATTTCCTGAAGTTCCAAACACATAGCATCACCAAGTACTGGACGGATAAACTGTTCAAATGCACTCAGCAGTGATGGCTCCATAATTTCAAAAGACAGAGCCGTAGATACAGCAATGTATTTTTTAATTTCGTCCGCTTCAGACCATTTTACGCTAGAGAATATCATGATAATGTTTTTTTAGTGCCGGCACCGGTGTCCAGCGTGGTTAAAATTGTATTGCGAAAACGTAGCTGAACATCTGAATAACCATTGTATCTGAGCATGCAAATAATTGGATCCAAAAGATTCTGCCGATCATTCCAGGCATTTGCCACATTGACCAAAAAAGCTTCACGGATATTACTTCCTCCCTGATTACCTGCATAAGCCCCACCAGGCATACCGGCACCCATCACGTTTGGATTGATCATCAGGGCAAAAAGGATCTCACTGTTGGCAGCTGCAGAAGTAACAAGCTTATCACCTTCCTTGGACTTATTATCCAATGAGGTTATTTTCCATTCTTCTTCAACCTTTCCATTCAGATCATTGACGGAGTAGTGTGTGAAAATTGGTTTTTCGGCATTCTCAGCACCAAGAAGATTGGCTTCCATATCATCCATGAATAGGTCAATTGCTGCTTGCCTATCACCAGGAGTATCAAACTCCGTAGGTGGAAACTTACGGTCCCAATAAGAGTATGGAATCTGAACATGCCATTTCCAAGTGGCTTGATTTTGGTTCACTTTAGCCAGGTACTTAGGTACTTGTTTTGCAATATCAATCCAACCAGCCAAGAAGCAGGCCAGCCATATTGGTTCGCCATAAGTATCCTTATTGGACCAGCTGTCACGAATCACGAAAACAGTACTTTTCCCTGATTTACCATCAAGACGTCTCATCTCAAGATCCAATGACGGGTCATATTCCATGAGAACATCATAAAGCTGAAAATCAGATTTTGATGGAGTATCCGGCCACTTTCCAGAGACAACACATTTTTCGGATCCATTGGCATCACGCGATGAAAGTCTGCAATAGTATGCATTCAGTGGATTAAGTCCCACGATACGACTGCCATCCTTGTTAGGAATGAACTGCACAAAGCCTGGGCCAAACTTCAGGTAGTCACGAAGTGCAACCTCCATATATCGGCGTGTTGTTCTGGAATCAACAAGGGCTTGAACAGATGCATCCGGATACGGCTCAAGAGTCTCATTGCCATCAGCATCCATACCTGTCACTCGACATGCATAAATTCCCTGACCTAAAGTAAAATTTCGGATAAACTTCAAACCTGTATTCAGGACACCGGTAGTAGTAATAACCTTATCCGCCCACTGTGGAAAGTCATTAGAAGCGCCCCAGGTTAAAAGCTTCACACCATCCACCTGAGTGAAGTCCTGATCTGTTTTTGTATTAACTGTCTGGTCCAACTTTTTTTTCTCTTCTGGAGTTACCCCTACCGGAGCGCCGGAAGTGGATCCAAAAAATTTGGTGGATGAAAACATTAGTGGAGTGCCATTTTTTGAGTATAAGGTTTCCATAGGTCAGAGTATTACTTCAAGATTGTTGTACATAATAAATAAGTCAATTCGAACAGGATGCACGTGGTCAATGGCATCACCATTTGCGTTACACGGCTGTACAGCCCTTAAATTGTTTAAGCGCATATTCCATCTTAACCCACAGGCATAGACACGATGGAAATACCGTAGTTTTCCGGTACCGTATTCCACGAATTTGACGGAAAAAATGTTTCTTTTTCCATTCGGGAGCCATCGGATATCCATTTCCTTTAGCATCATATTACGCCGTATTTTGGTAGGTCTGGCCATTAGTTGAAAGTTTTATCAAAAGATTCATCAAAGACTCCAAGCTTAGTCAAAGGGTTATGTCTATACTGCAATTGAATATCAGTAGCCAACCGGTATTGAAATTCGATAGAGACAATTTCATCAGGTCGGGATGTATCTTTATAAGTCTCTTCAGTTATTACAATAGGAAGGAGCACTCCATTATCCAGGACACATACCATTTCAGAATTAAGCATATCCTCAAAAGCAGAAAGTCCTTGTGAAGTCAGGTACCCTGTATTGGCTGTAAAAGTCCTAACCATATCTTTGCGTACCTGTTTTTGCATTCTATTAATTGTTCCCCTTTCACGCTCCCATGAACGTTCAGATGTCAAGTCTCCAAGGCATGTAAAAGCTTCCTGAGCACCAAAGATATTCCTGAATAAAAAAGTTCGTGTAGGTAATGACTGACGTTCATCCATGGTGAAACGAATGATATCAGTAGCTGACTTATATACGTTGTAATAGATGATCTGATCAACCCTAATCCCAGCCAAAGCAGCTATAATAGAAGGTGATACGTCAAAACGATAGAAGTTAGAGTCTGCAGCGATGGGTGCCAGTGTATGCTGAGTCATTTGGTCCTGAGTGGTAGTAGTGAAACAGACTCCAATGTTTACTGTCACAGCGGAAT